ACTATTCAAATACGTGTACGTGCTAATGAGTATTTGGAAGGTTGGGATGTAATTACCAATATAAAGAACATTCTTCACGGCCGGGCAAATGAGACGTGGAATGGTGCTCTATATACCTTAATTCGTTGTTCAAGTGGTCCGGCTCTTTTGGACTATGACAAGAATCAAAGGGTGCGATTTATTATTAATTTCTATTTACAAAGGAGGTAAATTATTATGGGTTGTGCAGTAGGAAGTAGTAATGCTATTTCAGGAGTAGGAACTGTATTTCAACGCTGGTCTGGTTCTGTATGGGAAAAGATCGCTGAAGTTAACAGTATTTCGGGTCCATCCATGACAAGGGATTTTATTGATGTAACTTCCTTAGATTCGGTTGGTGGATTCCGTGAGTTTATTACAGGTTTTCGAGATGGTGGAACCGTTTCGTTGACTATGAACTTTACCCGCACATCTTACGATAAGATGTTGTCGGATTTTGAGGATGATGACCCTCATTACTATGAAATTGTTCTTCCCGATGATGTGAACACATCATTTGAATTCTGTGGGTATGTGACTGAATTACCGTTGGAAATTCCTACGGATGATAAAATCACCGCCAATGTAACCATTAAGGTTTCCGGAAAAGTGACCGTCAATTCCGGTAGTGGTTCATCGAAGTAACCTTTATATCACTAATCAAGTGTTATTTTTAGTTTATAAATTCTTAAAAAATTAATCAAATGAAAAAATCAGTTTTTTTAACAAAGGAAATGCTTTTACAGAGGGATGATTTAAAAATTGAAAAAGTTGAATTGTCTAAAGGTTTTGTGTATGTACGTGAAATGACCGGACACGAAAAAGATATTTGGGAACAGTCCATGTTAAAACAAAAACCAAGTGGTGACCGGAATCGTACAATCACGTATGAAACCACACTTGAAGATTTCCGTGCAAAGTTAGCAGTTGTTACCGTTTGTGATGAAAAGGGAGATCTTGTGTTTGAACCAGGGGATGTAAAAAATCTCAGTAAAATGATGAGTGCTTCTAATTTGGAAAAGATTGTGGAAACTGCACAAAGGTTAAATGCAATTACTACCGCAGATAAGGAGGATATC